AAAGAGGAAGAATTGAGAGGTAAGGCATGAGAGTAGGATCACAGGATCCCTCTTATACCAATGTTGAGTACACTGAAACAATAGGCCAGGAAGCTATTGACCTGTACAAAAGCACAACACAGGCATTGCTTGAATGGCAGGAAAAGCAAATTAACAACATAATGGCTATCAATCCTGATGGATTATGGACATTTATGGTATATGGCTTATGCGTCTCCAGGCGAAACGGTAAGGGCGAGATCCTTGCGGCGCGTGAGTTTGATGGTTTGATCAATCTCAATGAGAAGATCTGCCATACAGCGCATAGGACTACAACATCACATGACGCTTTCAACAGATTGTATACACTTCTTAAGAAGGCTGGATATGAGGAGCACTCCCGGAAGCAAAAGGTTATGCCGGAGCGTTCCTTTTTTGCATCAAAGCAATATGGCCTTGAACATATCGAAATAAGCGGCGGTGGTGTAATTGACTTTCGAACACGGACAAACAACGGTGGTCTTGGTGAGGGCTTTGATCTGCTGATCATTGACGAAGCGCAGGAATACACTTCCAAACAGGAATCAGCACTGATATACACTGTATCAGCTTCAAAGAATCCGCAGACCATCATGGTGGGTACGCCGCCCACGGTAATCTCCGGCGGGGATGTGTTCGTAAGGCTCCGTGGATCCATATTAGAGAACAAGGCACCTGATACGGGATGGGCTGAATGGTCAATTCCGGAAATGACGGACGATGTATCTAACACGGATCTGTGGTACAAGTACAATCCATCACTGGGTACTATCTTATCAGAGCGTAATATCCGTGGTGAGCTTGCAGGTGATGCTCTGGACTTCAACATCCAGAGATTAGGCTTATGGGTATCCTACAATCAGAAGTCGATCTATTCGGAATCTGACTGGATGGAGCTCAAGGCCGACAAGAAGCCGAAGCTTGAAGAAAAACTGTACATTGGAATTAAATATGGGCGAGACGGTGCCAATGTAGCAATGAGCATTGCTGCAAAGACAAAGGATGGCAAGATCTTTGTTGAGACAATCGACTGCGTATCGGTAAGAGCCGGTAACAGGTGGATGTTCGACTTCTTAAAGAATCCGAAGGTTCAAAAGGTTGTCATTGATGGTGCTTCCGGTCAGCAGATGCTTGCTGATCAGATGAAGGAAGCAGGAATTAAGATCAAGCCTATACTTCCTGCGGTCCGTGAGGTTGTCCTGGCTAACACAATGTTTGAACAGGATCTCTTTGCAAAGAAGATCACTCACAGCGGGCAGGAATCCCTGATGCAATCCGTCACCAACTGCGAGAAGCGGCCTATAGGGACCAATGGCGGATTCGGATACCGTTCTTTGGTAGAATCCTATGATATCACCATTATGGAAAGTGCAATAATTGCATATTGGATCTGCGCAACTACAAAGGAAGCGCAGAAAAAACAATCTATAAGCTATTAAAGGGCGCAAAAGTGTGGAAGTTCCGCATGATGCGCTTTTTTAATACAAAAAATTACGTTACTCAACGGTAAAAGAGGAGAAAAAACTATGGCAGACGAATTTAAGGTTATCGAAACACAGGAAGACTTTGACAAGGCAATCCAGAAGAGATTGGCGCAGAAGGACAAAGAACAGGCTGAAAGATATAAGGATTATCTCTCACCGGATGATGTCACTTCCTTAAAGAGTGAGTACGACAAACAGTTGCGCGAACTGAATGAGAAGCTCACACAGGCCAATGAGAAGATTGCCGGCAATGATCAGATTGTTGCGGACTTGACCAACAGAGCGAAGGCAGCGGAAGGAGATCTTCTGAAGAGCCGTATCGCTCATGAATCGGGAGTTCCGTACGAACTGGCAAGCAGACTTGTAGGAAGCAATGAGGAAGAGTTAAGAGCTGATGCTGAAAAGCTGGCTCCGTTCCTGGCTCCTAAATCAGCTCCGCCGCTTCACACGGCAGATCCGAACAGCAACGGAAATGGTGGTCTGGCTTCAATGCTTAACCAGATCAACCAACAGTTTCAATCTTAAGGAGAAATAAAACTATGGCAAGCACAATTTCCCGCGGCGTACTGTTTACGCCCGAACTTACTAACCAGATGTTCAGCCTTGTAAGAGGTAAATCATCCCTTGCAGCTCTTTCTGGATCAGAGCCTATGCCTTTCAATGGCGAAGCCGTGTTCACTTTCAATCTTGATAAGGAAGTTGACATCGTAGCAGAGAACGGCGCAAAGAGCAACGGCGGCGGTGTTGTAACATCCGTTCAGATGGTACCTGTAAAGGTGGAATATGGCCTTCGTGTATCTGATGAGTTCAGATATGGCGCAGACGAGATCAGACTTCAGTATCTCCAGGCTTTCGCTGATGGCTTTGCAAAGAAGGTAGCACGTGGCCTTGATATCATGGCTATCCATGGTGTTAATCCGAGAACCGGAGCAGACGCTGACATCCTCACCAACAAGAACTTTGATGATCTTGTAACTAACAAGGTTGAGTTCGATGAAGCAACAGTTGCCGATAACGTAACTGCAGCCATTGCAATGGTAGAAGCTGCAGAGCATGAAGTAACCGGTATGGCTATGGCCCCTGCTATGAAGTCAGCTCTGGCTACTCTTAAGAAGGGTTCAACCTCTTATGAGCCTATGTTCCCTGAACTTGGATGGGGCGCAACTCCCGGAACCATCAACGGACTTCCTGTTGATACTAATAGCACTGTATCCTTTGGCGGTGACGCTGATAGAGCAATCGTTGGTAACTTCCGCGATTACTTCAAGTGGGGCTTCTCTCGTCAGGTACCTGTTGAGGTTATCGAGTATGGTGATCCTGATAACAGCGGTTCAGATCTTAAGGGACACAATCAGGTTTATCTTCGCGGCGAAGCTTACATTGGATGGGGAATCCTTGTTCCTGAAGCATTTGCAAAGATTCGTGATGAGGATCCTGCTTCCGTATAAGGAGATAGCTTATGCGTTACAGAAACGTAAAGACAGGTATAGAGTTCACTTCATCTTGTGCCATAACCGGTGCTGATATCGTAGAGATTAAGCCCGCAAAGGCAGAAGTTAAGGCAGAACCGAAGGTTGAAGCGAAAGCAGAACCGAAGGCAGAGCCGAAGAAAGCTGAACCTAAACCGAAAACCACCAAAAGGAGTAAGAAATGAGCGACACAACAGCTTTTGCGACAGTGACCGACATTTCTACACTTTGGCGGCCGTTGACAGCTGCTGAACAGACACGGGCGGAAGCATTACTTCCGCTTGTGTCCAATGAGATCCGTGTGATTGCTTACGGAGTAGGCAAAGACATAGATGCCATGATCGCGGCTTCAGCGGCATATTCAGATGTAGTTAAGATAGTTACTGTTGATGTGGTAAGCAGGATCTTGAGACAGTCAACAGAAGGCGATGCAATGACACAGGAGAGCCAGTCAGCTCTGGGATATTCCTGGAGCGGGACATATGCAGTTCCGGGCGGTGGTATTGCTAATGCCATTATGAAGAACGATCTGCGGAAACTTGGCTTACTTAACCAATCTATTGGGGTAATGTACACATGGCAAGGATCAAAGGCATCAGTGTAACTTTACAGAAAGAAACCTTAACAGGGTATGATGCATTCAACAATCCTATATACTCCTATGCTCCCGTTACAGTAGACAACGTGCTTGTGGCAGAGCCTTCCTCGGATGATGTTACAAGTGCGTTATCGCTGTATGGGAAGAAGATATCTTACACATTGGGGATCCCGAAGGGTGATACCAATGACTGGACAGATAAGGAAGTATCTTGGACGGATGCAGCAGGCAACACGGTGAAGTGCCGGACATTCGGCTTCCCTGTCATGGGAATAGAAGCCAATGTGCCGGGGCCGTGGCACAAGAAGATAAAGTGCGAAGTCTATGGCTAATGATGTTAAGTTTGAATTGAATCTTCCGGGCTTAAATGAGCTGATGAAATCCGCAGAGATGCAGGCGGCATTAGATGCAGCCGGTAGAGCTGTTGCCCGTGGAGCCGGAGCTGGATATGCAGTTACCGGCAGAACAGGACGGTTTATCGGATTTTCAAATGTTTATCCCGAAGATCAGAAGGCGGCAAAAGACAATTATGAGAATAATACACTCCTTAAAGCAATCGGGAGTGCAGGGTTGAAACAGTCAAAATGATAGAGAAGATTATCCTGGATTACTTATTGGACCAGAAGCTTACAGTTTATATGGAACAGCCGGCAGTAAAGCCCGATACGTTTTACTTAATGGAAAAAACTGCAGGAAGCCAGACCGATAAGATCAATACATCCACCATCGTTATCCAGTCATATGCTGATACCCTGTACAATGCTGCCATCATGAATGAAGCCATCAAAGAAGTCATGGCAGATGCCGTTGAGCTTGATGCAATATCCAGAGTGGAACTCAATAGCGACTACAACTACACAGATCCAACAACTAAACAATATCGCTATCAGGCGGTATTTGTTGTAACTCATTATTAAGGGAGATATTAAACATGGCAAACACAGCTAATTATGTAAGCACAGGTAAGCCGAGTGTATCCGGTGGTGTTTGGGTTGCCGATCTGGGAACTACACTTCCCACTGATGCAACTACTCCTCTGGACACTACAAAATACACCTGCCTGGGCTACGTGTCAGAGGATGGCCTTGAGAATGCCAATGAGATGGATGTATCCGACATTAAGGCATGGGGCGGCAACATCGTATACAGATCCTTAACAGAGCTGACCGATAACTTCTCATTTGCACTTATTGAGAGTGAGAATGAGGACGTTCTTAAGAACGTATACGGAGATAACAATGTAACTGTTGATGGATCCGGCAACATTAAGGTTGACATCAAAGCAGAAGATCCGCAGGAGAAGGTTTGGGTATTCGAGCTTGCACTCCGTGGATCCAGATCAAAGAGGATCGTTATACCTGATGGAGCTGTTACTTCAAGAGAAGCTATCACATACAATGATTCTGATGCTATTGCATACGGAATTACTGTATCGGCTTATCCGGACAGCAGCAATATCACTCACAAAGAGTATCTGGAAGCTCCTTCAGCTTCTGTATGATCTTAAACATTAAGGGGGTTTATTATGGTTAAAGGAAAAACAAAATCCGGAATTAAGTTTCAGATAAACGAGACTATCCGTGAGGATACGCGGCTGCTCTATCTGTTGGTGCAGATTCAGAGCAAAGATGTGCCCGTAGAAAAGAAAAGTCAGATTGTGTTTGATATGCTTACACTTATATTCGGGCATGATGGTGTGATGCCATTCATGAATGAAGTGGCAGAGAAGCATGACGGTGTATGCTCTACGGAATCTATGTTAGCCGAATTAAATGAAATTCTGGAATCCCTTAACGCAAAAAACTCCTGATCCTCGCTTATTGTATAGCTTTGAGCGAGGATGATATAATCTGCGACTTTGCAGAAACATACCACATTACCGATTACAAGGCGTTGTCTCCATCTTTGGCGGCAACGCTTTGTATTGGCTTACCTGATAATTCGCGGATAAAGCGAAGGATTGCGGGCATAAGGTTATCCTTGACGGATATG